CTGCGTTCTTCTTTTCGTTTCTTACTAGCTTAATATATATATCATCAGCCATTTGTTATTACTCCTTGGTTTAGTTTTGTCTCGTGAGTTTCATACAAATCAGTTATCTGTCTGTATTCTCTTTGAGACTTATTATTAGAGTCGAATAAATCTGAGTTAGCCTTTCTCCATTTTCTCAGAGCATAAATGTCATCTATCTTTTTAATGTCATCTTTTATTAGACCCATATCAAGCTCCATATCGAGCTTGATATTCTTTTTCCCATTTGTTTTTGGAAATGCTTTTACTTGAGGTTTTGAAAATTCTTTTTTTACCTCTTGAACATATTTACTATCATCAAACTTGCCTAAGAAAACATCAGCACTCATACCCAAATGACTAAATGCTTTTGTCATAGCATCTGTCATAGCTTTCTTTGGTGCTTCATCATCTAAGTTCCCATTTTTTTTAAATAAATTTTGTACTGAACATACTGGTCCATATTCAAACCAATTATCATGTACACAATAATGTATAGAAACTTCGGCAAATACTAAATTATCTTGATATGTATATTTTACATTATATTTCCAACCTAAACCTACTGGACCAAAGGTTTCTGTCATACATTGTATTTGATACATAGGATCAATACTAGTTATTTTTTTTCCATAACTGCTTGGTACTGATCTAGTATAATCAGGATTTGTTTTACATAAACTATCCCATATTCTCATCTTTGTTGTCATGCGTTTATCCCCCATAGTTGTTTTATTGTTTGTTTTTGTTTGTCTGTTAGATTTTTATAGTGAAAGAAATGATTAAGGTCAGGCTCTTCTGTTAGCTCTGCTAGTTTAGATAGATTGCCTTTGCAATATATAATCATCTGCTCCCATCTATAAATTTTTTTTACCATCAAGTTATATTGATATTCTAAATGATCTGCTCTCATCTTCTCATGCGTATCATCAAAGATTAAATAATCTGTTTCATTTGCCAAACCTAAAAATGGTTTCTTCCCGGTACACTTCCAATAGAAAGCTACTTGTTTCCAGTAGCCATCAAAGATTGAATCTTCACTTAGCTCTTGTTGTTTCCAATAATATTCATCTTTGTTTCTTCTCTTGTAACATTTACTAGGTTTTGTTTTTAGTTCTAAAAATTTTGTATTACTTTCATAGTCGATACGACCTATAATATCGTGCATCAATTCTTTTGGTTTATTGACTACATATCTTTCGGCTGCTGTTTTCTCATCTTTAAATATTTCTTTGTATAGTTTTTTTATTTGTTCAATAATCTTATGTGCAATGTCATCTATGTTGTCTCTTGCAAACTTATCTTGATCATCTATTGGACCATACTTATTGATGTCATCTAATTCTTGTTTGTATATCTCATTGTAATCTCTATTCTCTATCTTTGCTTTCTTATCTTTGAAGTATCTATACTCACATAGTAATCTTTGAGCTGAGTTGTTAGTAAGGTTTCCAACTCTAGGTTTGTAATTAAATAAGAACCCATCTCTTTCTTTTGGAGTGTGATAACCATAATTAGTTACCCACTTTGCCAAAGGTTGATCTGTGCTTGAAGGCGACCAATGATCTAAACCTAGACCACCATTAATATTTGAAAAATATTCTTTCATAGTTGTTTCAAATCAATATAGTCATTTATACCAGTTTGTCTACTAAATATTTTTCTTGCAATACATAACCTTTATGGTATTAGGCTTATTTCACGAAAGGAGATTATGAAATTATCAGAATGGATAAAAAAAAATAAGCTAAGTTATTCACAAGCTGCGAATCAGTTTGGTATCATTAATATAAATCCCGCCACGAATGTTCAACGCTACGCCAAAGGACAGAGAATTCCTCATCCAGTAGTGATGTTAAAGATATTCAAAGCAACTAATAAACAAGTACAACCTAATGATTTCTATGAAGAATACTGGCAAAGAGAAGAAGTTTAAATATAAACGAGTAAAGATATATTGGTTAGATATTGTAAGCAATTCTGAATGGATGACTTTAGATAAAGCAAAAGATCAAGTGTATTCTTTCTGTGAAGATACAGGTTATTTACTACATAAAGACCCAAAGAAACTTATCATCTTTGCTTCGCATAGTTTTGATGATGATGGTTCACTTACAGTTGGCAACACTACTGTATATCCAAGATCAGTTGTTAAAAAGATAGAGGTATTAAAATGACCTATGAAGGTATGCTTGATGAGGTTGAAGCTCTTGATAAAGTAAAGGAACTAAAAAAAACTATTGATATACTTGAGACAGAAAACAGTATTAAAGACTATGAAATAACACAACTAAAGGAAACAATAGATATGCTAAAAAAACAAAAGAAGATACTACAAGATTCAATTAGAAAACATAAATGAAATTAAAATTACTTGATTTGTTTTCAGGTATCGGTGGATTTAGTTTAGGCTTAGAGTCTACAGGATATTTTAAAACAATAGCATTTGTTGAGAAAGATAAATTTTGTCAACAAGTATTACAAAAAAACTTTAAAGATACACCAATAGAAAGTGAGGTTAGAAGTGTCAAAGGAGACAAATACGCAGCAGATATTATTACAGGAGGATTCCCATGCCAACCATTCAGCGTTGCAGGAAAGAGAAGAGGAACAGATGATGACCGCTACCTCTGGGATGAAACTATTAGGATTATTAGGGAGTGCAAACCGAGGTGGTTTATTGGAGAAAATGTTGAAGGAATTATTAACATCCAAGAAGGCATGGTCCTCAGACAGGTGCAAGATGATTTGGAAAAAGAGGGTTTCCAAGTCCAATGTCTTGTTATTCCAGCTTCAGGCATCGGTGCGTGGCATCAAAGGAAACGAGTTTGGATTATTGCACACTCCAACAGCAACAGAGATAGGTATGAGATCAAAGGCAGCAATGGAGAAGAGAAAGAAATACAGAGAGAGTATAGGAAGAAAGACAACACCACCGGGAAACCTTTTAGAGCAGATACAAATGTACCCAACTCCAACTCAAGACTCAGCATCGGAGAGAACGAAGAAGTACAAGCAAGGAGGAACACCATTAACGATGGCAGTAAAAATGTACCCAACACCAACAGCGGGATGCGAGGAAGGTGGGGAACAGAGCAATCGAGTGGAGCAAACCAAGAGTGGAGGTTTTGTATTGAGAAAGAAAAACAAACCCAACATGACATTCGGAGCAAAGCTGTCGGATGCGATGCTATACATGGAGAAGATGTACCCAACACCAACAGCGAGGGATCACAAGGATATAGGTTACAATCCAACATGGAAACCAAGCAGAGACAAATCAGTTCCGAGAACAGTATTAAAGAACAACACACATGGTGGCAAGCTCAATCCTCACTTTGTGGAATTCCTAATGGGATATCCTATGAACTGGACAAAGGTAGATCAAACAGAATAAAGTCTTTAGGTAATAGTATTGTGCCTCTAATTGCAAGAGAGTTAGGTATTGCTATTATGAAAGCAGAGCAAGATGGCTAGATGGACCTACGCTTTTAGCAATGGTAGTTATAACGATTGGCACAGAAAATTTGATGGTCTTGCTGGTATAGATGTAGACTTCATTGAGGTTTGTCCTAGTTGCTATCAACCTTTGGCTGTAAAAGAAACTTGCTATGACAAGGGTCAGATTTATAAGGCTACAACCCTTACAAAGATAGTCGCTAATGCTCTAAAGATACCCGGATTTTTAGTTTTCTATACTCCTATGGGTCAAAGTATGAAATTTAGGATAAAACGCATTACAGAGCCTGTGAGTAAGATATATGAGCTAACTGAGGATGAGTGGGTGTCTTATCTTAGAGAGTTACATAAGGAACATAGGAGGTGTTGCAAAAATGCAACAGAAGTATGAGCCACACATAAGGGTTAAGTTCTCGCTATTTGATAGTCCACAGTTTAGAATGATTCCAAACAAGCAACGAGCTTACTGCTATCTTGTATTCATTTGTTTACTAAAGTTTGCTAACTCAAAAACGCTAACTTGTTACCCACGCCAAGCCACCCTATCTAGTATGACAGGTCTTAGTCGCAGCACTATATTTAGAGCTACTGAATTATTGGAAGGATCACAAATTATTACAAAAAAACGCCAAAAGTCTACAACATTATATACAATTAATAAAGACTTAGTTGTGTCTGTGAGAAACAATGATGTGTCTACAGGACACATGGGTAGTGTCTACAGGACTAATATTAGTAGAACTAACATAACAACTAACAGTAATATAACTAACTTTATAAGAGGTCTTGCGGAGAGTGGTAGCGATATAAACAATATCATAGATAAGATAGCGTCTAAGTATACAATCCAAGAACTAAACGAAGCTATAAAGGATAATGACAACCCTTATCTATGTAAACAGGCTCTTCAGATAAAGGACCAAGAAGGAGTGAAGTATGTCTCAAAAGATGTTATAAATAAGGCAGTAAAAAATGTACAAAAGAATACTAACTATTTTTATAAAAATAAGGTAGCAGAGAATAAAAGGAAACATGGCAGGATTTCAGCAACGAAAAGTTTTTTGTCAAGGTCTAACAAGAAAAAGTAAAAGACCCTGCCAAGCTAAAGGATACCCAACAGCAAATGGAAAATATTTATGTAGGTTTCATGGAGGAAACAATATAAAAGGATTTAACCAAAAGAACTATACCGATGACACAAGAATTAACCAACTCCAAGCACTCTTCCAATTCAGAAACAAATCAAGAGAAGAAGTCGAACAATACTATTACAAAGAAGTCAAACCTAGAATTGGAACTAATGAAAGAAGTCGATACTATCGAAAATATGCTTATGCGAGGCGTAACTCTTTCAGAAATTTTAGAGGACAAAAACCTCTCTGTCTCACAGATGAGCTTACAAAAGTTTTATGCAATCTTAAAGAAAGACAAAGAACTCAGCAACAAAATAACTGAAGCTAGAAAAATTGGTATCCAAACTTTAATTGATAAGTTGCTGCAAATCTTTCAATATCAGGAAGTAGAAAACCCTAATCAAATACTATGGATCAGAGAGAAAACAAAATTTATTACTTATTTAGCTGGAAAGCTGACCGATCTTTATTCTGACAATAAACCGATAAAGCAGAATATAGATCAGAAAATTTCTGTTTCGTGGCAAGATACTCCCGATCTGATTGACTTAGACGCAGAAGAAGTTGACGATAAAACAAACCCCTCGCCATAATTAAATGGCAAAGGGTTGTTAATTCTAATTTACTCACTCTGTTCAAACTCTACAGTTATTTTACACTTGCCTCTATTGTTATACATTACTGTATCATCATAGGTATCTATTAACTCGAATAATCTTTTTAAGACTATACCATCATCGCTATGAACATGAGTTAATACTTGGTTCTTTTTTTCTTTGTTACCAATATACTTAGTACCAATGGTAACGATCTCGTAGCTATCTATATACATAGTTGTTTACCTTTAGTTGTTTCCTTTCTAAAATATTATAGCACCCAAGAGTAACCCAATTAAAAAGCATTGAATTTCATGTCTATAATATAATTCGTATTGTTTTATTTGTTGTATTATTTTTCTCATTTATAACACCCTAACAAATTTTTTAATCTAAATGGTGTTATTTTTTTAGGTATTGGTAGCCTATATTTTAACCAATCGGACCAGTATTGTTTGACCCGGTATATCTTTTTAATAGGCACTTGATACATATTTATATTATATTTTTTCATTAATAACCCCCGTACATTTCTTCACAAGCATCATCTAATCCAATTTGGTCGCTAAAGTATTTTATATACTTATCGCCACCCCAATAACCCTCGACTTGATTATCTTCTGTATTAACCCAAATGTTAGGACCACCACCCGCAACCAAAAGCATAGCACCGCTATAACTCTTATCTTGATTTATGATCCATTTAATAGAATAGACATCATCTAAAAAATCATAACCACTTGGTTCAAAGTCTTTTTTTTCTTCATCACTTAAATCGTGATACCTTTCGCAGCTTTCCGGGTCTATTGGTTTATCGCCATTAATTTCACTAGCGATATTATCAACCATCCTTCTTAATTGTTTTTCACAATCAGTTAGTTTTTTTTCTTTTGTCATTGTTTAACCTTTCATTGTTGTTTAGATGGTTAAGTAACTAATAAGCTCGGCTTGATAGCAGCAACGCTTAGAGCAATGCCAACGAATATATGACTTAACCATCAATAATAGTATTAACCGAATTGGTATAATACTAATATTGGACAGATTGACGCATGTAGTATTATTTTATAGAATATAGACAATAAGGTTATAATATAAAGAAAACAAACAAAGGAAAAAAAATGAAAAAAGAAGAAAATAAAAAACTTAAATTAAATTATTTTGTTTGGGGTGAAATAAATGGAGAAATTGATAGCTTTTATTTAACTCCGAATGAATTAGATAATTTTATGAAAAAACAAAAGTTATCTAAAAACACAATTAAACAAGTTTACGATCTTAAATATTGTCAAGGTTTAGAACTTGAAAAAGGTTTTACAATAGAAAGAAGATTAGCTTTTAATTAAATTAATAATAATAAACATTAAACCCATCAGTTAATTTTTAATTGGTGGGTTTTTTTTTATGCGTGGTTGAAAGTTGCAATTCATATATAAACCGCAGCCGAGCTGCCACTCGTGTTATAAATCGGAGCATATAAGGACCAGTTAAGATAATTCATAACAGTTTTGGTGTAACGATAATAAAAGATTATCAGTAATTATAGCTAGAGACATTGTATTTTTTAGAAAATCGCAACCCCTATATACCCAAAAAACCGACCGCAACATTGTACGATATATACATGGGATTAGAGGACACCCTTACACACAGCTTCATCTTCATCTTGCCAGACCAACAATAATAAACTAGATATGGTATATGAACTATTTTTCATCAGAAGATATGGATTGCTTATGTTACATTGAAGAAAAAACAAACAATGTAGTAATCAAATTCTTTAATATGCCAGATCATTCTTCTGCTGA